TCGGCTGATGCGCATCCTCGTCACCCCGACCTTCGAGCGTGTCGTCAAGAAACTGCACCGGCAGCAAAAGGCCGCGCTCGACGAGGCGGTGAGAACGATCGCCAGCCAACCCGAGGTCGGAGAAACCAAAGTCGGTGACCTGGCTGGTGTGCAGGTGTACAAGTTCCGCATGGGTAACCTGCTCTGCCTACTCGCTTACCGTGTCCTGGATGAGAACACGATCAAACTGCTGATGGTCGGTCCGCACGAGAACTTTTACCGGGATCTCAAGCGCACGGAACACTAAGCCAATAGGCGCAGTGCTGAAGAGCGTTCATACAGTCACGCCGGATCTTTGGTAACGGCCACTTCGTCGAAGACCCGTTGACCATCCTCTGAAACCGCCTTGCCGCCGGCGAAGTCCTGCCAGCGTCGAACGATGACGTCGCAGTATTTTGGATCAAGCTCCATCGTGAAACAAAGCCGCCCGGATTTTTCGGCGGCGATCAGGGTCGTTCCCGATCCACCGAAGGGATCAAGCACGACATCACCTGGGCGACTCGAGTTGCGAATCGCCCGCTCAATCAGTTCAACCGGCTTCATGGTTGGGTGCAGATCGTTCTTCCTGGGCTTCTTGATGTTCCACACGTCCCCCTGGTCACGGTCACCACACCAGTGCCGGGTTTGCCCCTCAGGCCAACCGTAAAGAATCGGTTCGTACTGCCGCTGGTAATCGGAGCGGCCGAGCATGAAAGTATTCTTCGCCCAAATGATGAACGTTGACCACTTACCACCCGCCTCACGAAAAGCCATCTTGAGCGTATCGAGTTCACTCGCCGCCATGGCGATGTAGGCGGCACCTGAGCAGCGCGCGAGCATAGGCTTCAAAGCCGAGAACAGAAATCCGTAGAAGCCTTCACCCAGGTTGTCGTTAAGAATCGGACGATCCTTACCGCTTATCTTGTCCTTGGCACTGTTCGCATAGTCGACGTTATAAGGCGGATCTGTCGCGATCATATTCGCCACGGAGTCTCCCATTAGCCTCTCGTAGCTCGTAGGGTCGGTCGCATCACCGCAAAGCACACGATGCTTGCCCATGACCCAGATATCACCCGGCTTTGAGACCGGTGTCTCGGCGAACTCGGGGACATCGTCCTCATCGGTCTGCCCCGCGGTCGTGGTCTCCTCTCCCAGCAAAATCTCGGCGAGCGCATCAGCGTCAAAGCCAGTGATGTCCAGATTGAAGCCGTCATCCTGCAAGGACTGAAGTTCCACGCGCAGCATCTCATCGTCCCAGGCTGCGTTCTCGGCGATCCGGTTATCCGCGATCACAAGCGCCCGGCGTTGAACCGGGGTCAGGTGGTCGAGCACGACGACCGGTACTTGCTCGAGGCCCAGCCGCTGCGCAGCCGCGAGCCGGCCGTGGCCCGCAACGATCACGCCGTCACTGCCAGCGAGGATCGGGTTCGTGAAACCGAACTCGGCAATAGATGCCGCGATCTGCGCAACCTGAGCGTCTGAATGAGTGCGTGAGTTCCGTGCATAGGGGACAAGCTTGGCCGCCGGCCACTGCTCGATCTTGTCTGCAATCCAGGATGCCGTCACCGCAGGGCTCCGTTTGGGTCCAGTCTGTAAAGGGTGAGAGAAGGCCTACCTGCATATTTGCCGGCGGGCTGAGTAAAAACGTGGAATCGCGTCGATGCACGCCTGGCGCTCGCGAACCGCGAACCTTGGTTCGCACCCTGACGCTAGGGGAGTGGCGCGCTGTCGCCCCCCGCTTTGCTCAGTCGCAAGGAAGGACCCATGAGACTCAAAGGTCGCCGGCCAGAGCGATTGATGTGAACGGAGTTTCGGTCGAGAAAGATGATCAAGCGCAACAATTCTCGATCGCACAAATGAAATCGCCCGCGCGGTCTGATCCGGGCGGGCGAGGTTTTACAAAGTAGCTGAATCGTAGTGCTTCGATATATACGGGTCAAGCGAATCTTGTGCGCCCCGCACTGCGCGTCGCGCAAATGCGTCACCTCGCTGCACGATCGTCTCGTTGGCCGTAACCGTAGTAGGTGGCGAGCATCCCGAGTGCTGCGACGAGGATGCCCTTCGCCTCGTACTGATTGAGCAAGCGACCATTCCATCCGGCAATCTCGGACCACTCGCGAATACTCCGACCGAGCCCCGCCACGTGCCACACCGCGCAGCCTCCGGGGCTCGCGATTCCGCCGACCGCGGAGAGGGCCTCGCCAAGGCGTTTGCGCGCATGCGCCACGCGTTCGGTCACGCTGTCCTGCCAGTGTCCGCCAGGGATGCGATCAAACGACACCGCGCCCACTGCCCCCAACTGCGCAAATACGAAGGTGCGATTGAAGTCCTGCCCCGCATCGTGCATGTCGGCGGTGATGGAGCCGTTTCGGAGCAGCACGCCGAGTGAATCGATGCAGCGAAAGTGTTCGGTTCGGTGACGCGTGCCCTGATCGGCCACGCTGTGCCATTCGGCAACACGGCCACCCGGCAGCGTCACGACGCTTCCATGAACCAGCGCGGGCGCCGTAGGCGTCTTCGGAAGTTTGCCGCTCCGACCCTTAGCCATGATGCCGGCCTCCCGCCATCGGACGCTCGGTGAGCATTGTCGCCCATCTGAGGAGTGCCAGCGCATCGGCCTCGTTGTCATCAGTTACCTCGTAGCCCTGCGATCGCGCGGCGGCGATCATCTCGGCCTTGCCTGCATTGCCTTTACCGGTCGCGTGGCGCTTGATCGTGCCGACGGGGATGCCCTGGTAAGGGATCGCGTGATGCTCGCACCAACTCGTCAGAGTCGCGAGAAAGCCGCCGTAGGCGTGCGCAGCATCGACCCCGAGGTGGCGCCTCACCTCCTCAAAATAAATCGAACCAAGGCCCGTTAAGGTGGCCTGAGCGCCGCTCGTCGCACGAATCTCATCGAGCCAGCGTCGAAACCGCAGATAGCGCATGCCGCCGCCCTCAAACCGCTGCGGCTGAAAGCGGATAACACCGTGGGTGATGGAGCCATCTGCGAGGCGCAGCGCCCAACCCGTCGTGGTGCCCAGGTCCAGGGCAAGAATGGCAGCGCGGGCTGCACTGATATCGGAAACCATGAGGACATCCTCCAAGGGTTCGAACCCGCGCGCCTGCGCTAGTTCGTTCGACCTGGAGGAGCAGGTCACCACCGGGTCAGGGTGGCTCGGGCTCCTTCATGTCCGATCGGATTACGGTTTCGAGTCCGTGAATCTGAGTGCAGCGATCTGGGCTGCAGAGACTTGCTTCAATACTTCATGTTTCAACCTAGGGGGTCAGTAGAGAGGTATTTATATATATATATTTCAATATTTATTTATATCTATATATACAGACTTCTACTACTACTCACCCTCTACCCACCCACCGCGTGCGCGCGCGCGAGACCGGGGGTCACTCTCTGGGTCCATCGGACTCCCTGTATATGTGTGTGTCTTTAGGGGGCTTGAAGAAAGAAATAATGAAGCCACCCCGCCATGAACCCTGCGGCGCATGTCACACGGCCCTGAGCAATTGAGCCGGGCGCCCAGTGCGCTGGATCATCAGGGACTCGATCAGTCCCGCTTCGGCCAGCGTCTTGAGCACCCCATCACGCTGCCGGTTATCCATGAACTGTGTGCGTCGCGTGAACTCGCTCCGGTACATCCCCTCGGCGCCAGCATCGCGCAGAATCTGCATGGCGCGCTTGTGGTGCGCCTCGACCTGGTTCTCTGACATCCGCGCCGAGGCTTCGCGGATCGTAAGCTCTGCACAGTGGCGCGCCAACGCGATCGCCCAATGCGCGTCGCCATCCTCGATTCTGGGCTGAACAGGATCGCGAGATACCGCGCGGATCAGAGCGAGTTTGGTGGAGTTCTCTTCGATTCGAGCAAGGATTGACGCAAACCCGTTACCGCGCGATGCCCGCAACTGGTCCACGATATCCTTGTCCAAATCCTGGAATGTGTCGCGCGCCTGCGCTGTCATCGACACCACCCGCGGCACCGCGATCACTTCATCGACCGCACCCACGTCGACAAGATTGCCGTGGAGTTTTCGGCCACCCTGATGGATTAGGATCAGCTGGTCAATGAGCGCTTGCGATGGAGCGATCACCCCGTACGACTCGTTGCTGTCTGGGAAATCGTTCTCGCTCTCCATGACGAGGAAGCGTGCGAGTGAACCGTCCGCGACGTTGGCGGCCTGCAAGGCCTGCCAGAAGTGCACCGGCGTGGTCGTCCCGTAGATGCACGCACAGGGCTGGTGAATCGTCTGATGCGCGTGGTTCTGCTTCTGCTGCGTGATCGCATACTCCACGCCAAAATAGCTGGTTCCCGATGTGGTGTAGAGCTCGGTCATCAGATCGAGGATCTCGCACACGTATCGCGGCGAGCGCCTGCGATCGGCTGCGGCCGATAGGAACATCCCGAACTCATCAAGCTGAAAAAGAATCGCGGGCTGTCGCTGGATAGCGGTCAGTAGACCCGAGCCCGAGGCGATCTTATTGCCGCCCAGATACTGCAGCAGATTTGCGCGCTGAAAGAGCTCATTGATCACCACCCGGCTATGGTTCTTGCCAGCGCCGCTCTCCGCAATCCCGACCACGTAGAGATTCGAGCGGATGTTGCTCTCGGTACGGTACTTCCGCCCCATCAGCGCGCCGATCGCACACAGACTCGCACCCAGCGCCAGCACTGGCTGCGGGCGTTTGGCGGTCGACACCATGAGCGCCATCATCTCGCCGATGACACCCCCCACCTGATCCCAGCCCTGCGGCATCGGCTTGGATTGCGCAAGCGCCGGTACGGCGGACTCCACGAGGATGGGATTGCTCGCCCGCATGGACGCGAGCAACTCGCCTGCCGGGTGGTGTCCGTTCATCACGATTGCGCCATTCAGCTGAATATGACTCTCGGGCTCCCAGCCGTTGTCGAGCGCCATCTTGTAGAGCGTGCCCGCGCCAATGACTTGCGGCGTAAACCCACGCCAGCTACGGGCGGTGGTCTTTGCATCGTGCTTGCCGGATGTCGCTGACCAGCGCTCAAAGAGCGGCCACCCCTCATCACCCAGCGCCCCCTTGATGGCCATCCCGATCCGCACCCAGCTGTCGTAGTCGAGGTCGGCATTTGCGATGTGCTTTAACGCATCCTCCACAGCCGCGAGGGTCCCGCGCTGCTCGGGGAGGTTGCCGTGGTCAGCACGGTTCCCCCGACCCACGCCGAGCGTTTTCGGCCGCAACTCGGCCGGAATCAAGCGATAGGCCTTCTCTGCAAACTCGCGCGCCTGGACCTCGGTGATCTCCGGAAGGTCATCGAGCGCCAGGTCCGCGAGCGTGCTCACCGGCCACTCATAGGGCTGCCCAGTATCGGGGTGAATGCCGTAGGCAATGAACTGCTGCCCCACGCCCAGCACCTCGATCGGCGGATATTTGAATCCCGCAAACGGCTCCCTGGCTCGATACACCAGTAGCCGCTTAGGTGCCCGGCCGATGCGAACGGCTGGCGTGTTACCGAGCATCTGTTTGGCAAGTCCCTCGATTGCCTGCGCGACCTCGGGCGAGTGAACCACATCGATATCGATACCGATCACTCGTCCCGCCGCGATGCCGATCCCCGCCTGCGGCCAATCGCCCCAGATCTCGACCTCCTTGTCTGTTGTGCGGCGCGAGCAGTGGCGGCTCCAACGGGGATAGTCACGCCAGGCGCCGCCTCGGTACACGCCAGGCTTCTTGGTGTTCGGCTGAATCGGCAGGATCGGGAAACCGCGATCGACGAGCGTTGCGCCCAACTGCGCCATGTAGTTCTTCGTGATCATGGCTGCTCCCGATACGGGGAATCGCCCGCGTACGCCTCGCGCAGGAAGTCCTGAAACGCGGTGACGATGACCTCCACCAGCGTCGCCCACTCCCGCTCGCTCCAACTCGCGAGGTCGGTCCGACCGACTCCCTCGATGTAGGCGCCCCCAGTTGCGCTTGCAGCAGCCAGCGCGTTCATTTCATGTGTGTTTGGATCAATCATGCCTTTCAACCTTTCCGTGATGTCCTGGCATCGGCGTGAGCACTGCCTGCTGTCGGGCGCCCTGAGGCGAAGGAGTCCGGGCGAGAACCCGTAGCCTCGAGGCGCGCGTCGGCAGATCACGCAGATCACCGAAATCGCGCTCCCACAACTTCTGTGTAGCGCCCCTTGGAGCGAACTGCGATCGCCTCAGGACGGCGAAGCTGTCCCGTCTGTGCGATCGCCTCGTCCACCTTCTGCGGCAGCGGCAGCCCCGGCGCGCGGGTCTCCCACCATGCAACAGCCCGCCGACGGGCGTAGCCCGCGTGCTCGATACAGACCCACTCGCTGTGGTGGGTGAGTCCGCTCCAGTAATCCACCCGTAGCGACGGCGGCTTACCCGGCTTGTGATGCCTGCCGTACGAGACCCGCGTGACCGGCACCCACTGCGGCGCGCCCGTCGTCAGCACCTCGAGCGTGCTTGCCATCGCCTCGATCCTGGGTTCGGGCGGCGGAAACAGATGTCCACAGTCCGGGCACGTCCGAACGGATGCGTGCACGATGCTCGCGCAGGTCGGGCAGACCTTGGTGGGCGCATCGCCCTGGCCGCCGCCCCTGGACGGCTTGGGGCTCAAGGCATCGATCGGGCCGTGGCGGGCGATGTTGCCTGCGAAGTCGAGCACCAGGCAGTCGGTCTTATCGGGCGCCAGACGGCAACCGCGCCCCACGATCTGCACATAGAGCCCCGTCGATTTTGTGGGACGAAGCATCGCGATCAGATCAACGCCGGGGGCATTAAAGCCTGTGGTCAGCACGTTGGCGTTGGTAAGACACAGAAGGCGACCCGCTTTGAAGTCTTCGATCAGCGCTGGTCGCTCGGCGCTCGGGGTGTCGCCCACGATGGTCTGGCAAGGTACGCCGCGCTCGCGGATCGCATCGCGCACATGGTGGGCATGGTTCACACCGGCGCAAAACACCAGCCAGCTATGACGGTCCTCGCCATAGGCACAAATCTCGTCGACCGCGGCCCGCGTGATCGCCTCCTGATCGACCGCAGCCTCCAGGTCCCTGGCGATGAACTCTCCGCCCCGGGTCCCAACGTCCGATACATCGATTTGCGCCGTCATGCGCTTGGAGATGAGCCGCGACAGGTATCCTTGATCGACCAGCCTGCGCACCGACACCTCAAAGGCGATATCCGTGAAGATCGCATCCCGGCCTTCATGGAGCATCCCAGAGTCCAGCCGGTACGGCGTAGCGGTAAACCCGATCACCTTCATCTGCGGGTTGAGCCGCGCCAGTTCGGCCAGGAAGCGCCGATACATCGTGTTACTCGACCGCGGAATCAGGTGCGCCTCATCAATCAGCACCAGGTCGCACTGCTGGATGTCGTAGACGCGCTTATGGATCGACTGGATGCCGGCAAAGAGAATCCGCGCATTGATGTCGCGCTGATTGAGCCCCGCCGAGTAAATGCCCGCAGGCGCGTCTGGCCAGAGTCTTTTGAGTTCGGCGTGGTTCTGCTCGATCAACTCACGCACATGGGTCACGATCAGAATGCGCTGATCCGGATAGGCCTTAAGCACCCCCTCGACGAAGCTCGCCATCAAGAGCGACTTACCACCCGCGGTCGGGATCACCACCAACGGGTTACCGCTCGCGCCTTGGAAATAGTCGTAAATTCCCTGGATCGCCGCGCTCTGGTAGTCGCGCAGGGCAAAGCTCATGGCTCAGTCCCCTGCCCGGCACCCGCGCGCTTATCGATCCCGACATCGCGCCAGCGCGCACCATCGGCTAACCGATACTCCACCCAGTCGTCGCCGGCATCGACCTGCTCGCCGGGCACGAGTTGCGGAATGAACAGATGCCGCTCACAGCCCGCCCGCTGGTCGGCCTCGGTGAGGCGCCGATCATGTCGCGCGCAGTGCCAGCCGCCCTCAACCGGCGTTGCGTGAAGGCAGGTCCGACAGTTCACCTCGGGCGCTTTCGCGTGCGCCTCGCCGCCATGGCAGACCGGCGCGTGGCTGCACATGCGGCACTGATACCAGGATGGGTCGGTACTGATTCGCGCGGGCGGCGTGGCGGCGAAGATGATGCGCTCGGCCTTGGCGATCAGGCCTTGCGCGTAAGCCGTGTCGAGCTCGATCCGCTCGACGTAGACGTCGTCACTATCCTTACAGACAGCGAGATACATCGCGCGGGTGAGCCCCATGAGATACAGATAGGTCTGCATCTGCGCGAAGTGCTGCGGCTTACTCGCGCGGACTCTCTTTGCGAGCAGGTCATTGAAGCTTTTTGCCGAGTGCGTCTTGAACTCGAGTACGTGCCAGGTTTTGGGTGCTTCCAGCAGATTGATCGCCACGCCGTCGAGCGACCCTCCGAAATGGCCGCCATGAGCCTGAACCCGGAACTGCCGACCGGTCTCCGGATCAACCTCCAGAACGGTTGCACCGGTGCGGCGCAGGTTCTGCACCAGCCGCGCCTCTTCCAACTGCCCGGTCTCAAACAGCCGAAGGAGTTGCCCGGGATGCCGGGCGCGCGTCGCCCACCGGAAGTCCAGCCAGAGCGCACGCTCGCAATCTTTTCCGATGAGCGACGCGCCAAGGTGAGGGCGAAACCCGTCGCCCGCGTCCGCCTCGTACGCGGCAAAAATCGCCTCCCGGGTCAGACTGCTGATCGCAGGCAGTTCAGCCATGGCGCCCCTCTCGGAGCCTCTGAAGCGCCCGGGCGCGGTCGACCGCATCCCGCCAACGCTCCTCATCGCAGTCATCCCGCAGCACCTCGATCAGCGCGTCTTTGAAGCGCATCCGGTGGGCTCCTTTAGACCCTGCGGTCATCTGCGCAAGGTGCGCGGTGAGTTGCGCCAGATCCTGCTGCTTATTTCGTAGCGCCGTCTTCGCGCGGTGAAACCAGATCGGATCAAGTGACCTCTTCTCGCTCTGGCGACGGATGTCCGTTGTTGCGATCTGAATCCGAATCGATGCAATCTCATCCTGGAGCGCTGCCAGTCGCTCCCGACAGCCCTCCTCGGTATCGGGCGGTCGGAAGGACATCACAGCGTTGGCGTTCTCGCGCATACGCACACCCTCCTCAGGCATGCCGCTTCCAGGGAAGACCGTTGGACGCGGGGGTAGCGGTGGGCGCTGATGAGAAGGGGCGTGGAGCCCCGCTCGCAGCCGGGGATGTCGTGGAAGCGCTCACTGGCGCAGCACTCTCAGCCCGCGGCATATAGCGTATCGAGTTGGACTCTCCGTACTCCCCTTTGGGCGGCCGCACCCGCACATCAAGGATCATCGGAAGGAGGTGCAATTGCTCGGAGTTGCTGACCTGCATCTTGCCCACTGCACGGCAGATCGAAGAAAGCGTGCGCTGGGCGATCTGGACTGCGTCGGGATTGCCATTGACGAGGTTGAGCCGGTCGAAGAGCTTTCTACCCGCATAGGGGCCCTCGAGGATGTCGACCTCGAGGAACAGGTACTGACCGCTCCCGTCCCTGGTCGGTCGCATCTCGCTTGCCACGATCTGCCCGAGGTACTTGCCCGGGGGCAGCACGTCATAGCCGGCGCTGGGTTCAACAGAAGATGCGTCAAAGGTCTGTCCGAATGAAGCCATGAGAAGGTCTCCGTGTTCAGGTGCGTTGGGGTGTGGAGGCAGTGGAGGGAATCAGCGCCGCCTGCAGCGACGGCGGCATCGCCTGCGCAAAGGCAGACCACTCCAGTGGCAATGTGTCAGGCAGGTCATAGCGATTCTTGGCAAGAAACGCAGGGCGCTCGACCGTATGAATCACGCGCTCGCCAGAGCCCACTGCCCGGCTGACCTTTTTGTTGAACCCGACATCGGCCTTGACGGTGGAGATGCGGTAGTTGGCAAAGAGCACGATGTCGGAGTGCTCCTGCAGCAAGGCTGCAGCGCGCGCATGAAGCTTGATCACGTACCGGTCGTAGGGGTCGTGCTCGGGCGAATCGAAGCGCTTGATATCGGTGTGCGCGATCTGCACCACCGTCATCCCACGGTCATCACGGAGCGCATTCAACCCGTCGATGTACTGGCGCCAGAGATTGAGCGCCGCCACATAGCCCTTGCCGTAGCCAGCGTCCTCGATCGAGGACCAACCGTTATCGCGACAGGCTCTTGCCCAGACGAGCGGCTCAAGCCAGTCGACGCTATCGACCACGACGGTCGAAAATTCATGCGGCTCGGTATAGAGCGCGGCGAGCGCCTCCATCACCTCTTCAAACGTGCGCGATAGCGGAAAGTGGGCCGCGCCCAGCGTCCCCAGCCCATCCTCGGTCTGGATGAATACGGGATTGGCCGCCTGGCCGGCGAAGGTGGTCTTGCCCACCCCCGCCACGCCGTGAATCAGGATGCGCGGCGACTTGGGCGCGGCCGCGCGATTCAGTTGTGCGAGCGAGATCGCCATCACAGCACCTCGCGATAAGTGCTGTCGTTGGCAGCCGCTGGCAGGTGCGCCGTGTCGATCCGCTCGAGCTTGTAGGTGGGTTTACCCGTCTTGAGCGTGCGCGCAGGCTCAAAAAGTTGCCTCACCGCGGGCGGCCAGGCGCTGTATTTCGCCTCGGACACCTTGATCTCAAGGCTCACATAGTTCTCGGGATCCTCTCCCCACTTCTGAAGCGACTGCACGGCCTCCCGCAGTTTCCGCTGGTCGTACTCGAGCCGCTTGGGGAGATCGGCGATGACGGTAAAGCCGTCCTGCTCGAAGCGCACCGTACCAGTGGCTTTGCCGGCATCGGTTCGAAGCGACTGCGCGCGGTCATGAAATCGGTGGTGCATCACCGAGTGCAGTAATTGCCGGTAATTTCGCGCGGTTTCTTCGGCGGATGCCACCAGACGCAGCATCCGATCGAGTTCGGCAAGGGGCTGCGTCTCCAGATCAGCCAGATATATTTGGCCGATTTCTTCCAGAACATTGGGCTCGGTATCCATAGGGCTCTCTTTCAGTGGGCGGTTGAGGTAACGGTCGGTTTCGTCGGGCTGGTCTTGCTGCGCAGGCGCTCGCGAACCCCCGCCGGCGTCAACCGACTGGTCGAGCGCACGGCGATGTACCGGTAGTGGCAGTCGGCGAGCTTCAGACTGAAGAGGTGCACGAGTCCGAGCTCGCAGGCGATCCAGGCGCGACGCGCGACCGCATGCAGTCGGATGCGATCGGCCGCCGGTAGCGTGCTTTCGCTTGCCGAGCGATCAAGCATCAGAAAGCCTTCGTGGTACTGGATCGATTGCCCAGGCGCGGCGCCCGCAATCCAGTCGCAGAGCTCGGGCTCCGAGAGTTTGTCCTGCGGCAAATGCAGGGATTGGAGGGCCGCGCGGCCGACCTCCGCACCGCCTCCGATGGGGTTTCGCGCCGCTTCAATGATGTGTTGGGTATGCACCTCAGGTTCTCCAGGGATGAGTTGGGCCACCGCCGGTGCCCGAGGGCACGGCGCTCTACGTTCATTTAGGTTTTTACGGAATGAGGGGGCGATTTTTCTCAGCCACCCCCCGGTCGGTCAGGCGGCTGACCGTATGCCGAACATGCGTAGGTGCAGCTGCAGCTCAGCAACACGCCGGTAAAAGGTGGCCGTCGACACCCCGGAAGCCCTGGCCGCATCCGGCAGGTTCTGGTGCGAGGCGAGTAGGTCCAACAGCGTGGCCTGCTCCTCGCTCATGTAGGCAATTGCCGCGCGAAGATCGATCAGCGTGTCCGAGCAGGCAAAGTGATCCGCGTCTTCATCGCTGACTGGACTCGCCCCGGCGAGTCGTTCGATACCCGCCGACTCAATCTCGTCGTCATTCGCAGCCTCCTCATCGGGATCCACGCCCGGAAGATCATCACCGATGGCAGCGAAGGCGAATGAATCGGGTTCACCCACGCGAGCCGATACTGCTCGCCGCGGGTTCGTCGCGCGCGAACGAAAGAAGTCCGCCGCACAGTGAAGCGCCATGAACCCGGTGAACGTGTTCGGCTGCCCCTTGGTAGGGTCGTATCGATCGCGACGCGCCAGAATGACGAGCATGATCTCCTGAAAGAGATCCTCTCGATCGGCCGCACTCAGCTGCGCGGAGGCGGCTGTCTGGTAAGCCACGGAGTGGGCCGCATTCCAGGCCGCCTCAAAGAAAGGGTCGTTTGCCGCGTGATGAGATCGCCTGCGGCCGCGCGAGGCGGCTGCCTGCATTGGAATGGGATCGTCGTGAGCATTTCCGTCTGATTCCATGTCATCACCCGCATGCTGTTTGAGTCAGGGCACCTGCCAATCAACTCGATTGAGGAACACCTCGCCGGCCCGGGCTGGTCGAGGGGGCGAGCGGCGCCCTATGGCTCCATGTCGTCGGCACCGATCTCGATAGCGCGCGCCTGGAGCTGTCTGAACATGCCCTCCTGGATCCGGCTCTTGAGCGCCCACACCACCTTGTGCGGATTCAGGAGCAGGACGTAGTGGTACGGCCCGGAGGGTCCTTCCTTCGCGTCAATAAATCCAAGATCGACGAGCGCGCGCATCCGATCTTTCCAGGTGCTGAGCGCGCGCTCGCCCGAGAACCCGGCCTCTGCCGCAAGCGTCATCGGGTTGTCGATCACGAGCAGCGAATGGTCGAAGGTGCGGCACCACAGGACAAAATACGCACGCCCCGCCGGTTTGTTCTTGGACAGCGCATCGATGATGTTCATCACCACCGGCATCGTTCGCGGGATCGTGGTGAAGCCGCTGACCACTTTGCGGTTCCAGAGCATGCGCTCGTCCAGATCCGGCCAGCAGCTGTCGCGCAGCGCCTTGGCTTTCTCCTGCGCTTTGGAGATTTTCATCGCGTTGCTTGCAGTCATTGCAGACCTCTGAGGGGGAATACACGGGCGACAATTTTCCGCCCGCGCCCTCTGACCGGCAATGAGAAAAGCGCTGCAAGTTAACTTGAGTGGTGATCAAAGCGCGTTAATTCGGTATTTAGGTTGACGTGATTATGTATTCACTCAAGCACTGAGTTGTACCGACTGTCGATCAATTCTTCTTTGATTTTCATGCAAATCAAAGAACTGCAGCTTTTTATCTGTACTCCCTGTTCTCGGTGATTTTCGTGTTCCGCAGTGCTCGGTGTGGTCCCGTCACGCCCCGGGGCGAGCGGCCTTGGGCGCCAACGGCTCGGAGAGCCTCGCTCACCCCCTTGAGAAATTTGCGCCCCGTTCTCCGTATGAACCTATATGAAGCGTCGAAATCTGAACCCCAGCCATCTCCCGCTCCCGCCGGAGAGCTCGATTGCCATCGTGGGCGCGCTGCTCGGAGCAGCCGTCATCCGCCTGGCCGATCGTCGGGACGAACTTGATAACCCGTTCGAAGAGAGCGCTAGTAGCGGTGATCTGAGCACCGAGGAGGAACCCTGTGACTGACACCATGGTCAGCCGCGTCACGGCCTTGAGAGACGCAAGCGTGACCGATCTCAAGCAGATGTGGCGCGAACTGTTTATGAAGGAGCCGCCCCCATTCAACCGGCGATTCCTCGAGACCCGGCTTGCTTATCGCATTCAGGAACTCGCCTACGGCGGGCTTGCGCGAGACAGCGTGAAGCGACTCGAGCAACTGGGCGAGCAGTTGGATGGCGGCAAAGCCGCGGTCCGAAGCCGGCGTGTGGATAACCGCCCGATCGCGGGCACCCGATTGATTCGAGAGTGGCACGGCGAGCATTACGAGGTTGTGGTTGGAGTCGACTGCTTTGACTACCAGGGGCGTCAGTACAAGTCGCTCTCGAGCATTGCGCGCGCGATCACCGGCACCAATCGGAACGGCTGGGCGTTCTTCGGGCTCCAGTCGGCCAGGAACACGTAATGGCAACGGCTAGTTCAACGCCGCGCCTGATGTGTGCGATCTATACCCGCAAATCCACCGAGGAAGGGCTCGAGCAAAGTTTCAATTCGCTGGACGCGCAGCGCGACGCCTGCGAGAGCTACATCACGAGCCAGGCGCACGAAGGCTGGCGGCTCTCGGCCGAGCGCTACGACGATGGCGGCTACTCCGGCGGCAACATGGAGCGCCCCGGGCTCAAGCGACTGTTGAATGATGTGTGTCTAGGCCGTGTCGATGTCATCGTTGTCTACAAAATCGACCGCCTCTCGCGATCGCTCTCCGACTTTGCCAAGCTGGTCGACATCTTCGACGAGCATGAGGTGACCTTCGTTTCGGTCACGCAGTCGTTCAACACCACGAGCTCGATGGGTCGGCTCACGCTCAACATGTTGCTGTCCTTTGCGCAATTCGAGCGTGAACTTGCTGGCGAACGCGTCCGCGACAAGATCGCAGCCTCCCGCCAGCGCGGCATGTGGATGGGGGGCATGCCGCCGCTTGGCTACGACGTCGTGGAGCGAAAGCTGGTTCCCAACCCGGCTGAGGTGAAGCTTGTGCGAGAGATGTTCACCCGCTTTTCGGTACTCCCGTCGATGGCAACGCTTGTACGCGAGTTGCGCGAGCGGGGTGTCACCTCCAAGAGCTGGACCACCCGAAAGGGGATCGTGCGTGCGGGGAGTCTTGTCACCAAGGGCTATGTGTACAAGATCTTCAACAACCCGGTCTACATCGGTATCGCCGCGTACAAGGGGCAGCAGTACCCGGGGCAGCACGAAGCCATCATCGATCAGATGCTCTGGGACACTGTGCAGCAACTGCTCAAGGCCGGCGACAGGCACACCAAGGGGGGACGGGGCGAACGGGTCACGAAGGCGCCCTCGATGTTGCGCGGGCTCCTGTTCTCAACCGAGGGCCGAGCGTTCACCCCTGGCTGGAGCAGTAATGGGGCAAAGCAGTACCGGTATTACGTGAACACCGACTCGATCAAGGTCGGGCGTGATGCCTGCGCGGTACGTCGCATTCCCGCGGGCGAAATCGAGGGGGTGGTCGCCGAGCAGCTGCGTGGCGCCCTTCGGTCAACAGAGATTCTGGCGGCGGCAGTTCGGGAGGTGGCCGCAACACGCCCCGACATCACCGAAGCCGACGCCATCCGAGCCCTTCGCTCGATCGACCAAGTCTGGGATCAGCTCTTTACCGCCGAGCGCGCGCGGATTGCACGTGCGCTGATCGAGCGCATCGTGGTCGCCCAGGACGGCATCCGGATCACTTGGAAGACTCAAGGAATGCCGCGGCTATTGAGTGAAGCCGTCCGACAAAGCGCCCACTCGGAGGCAGCGTGATGCCTTACTCCACCCACATTCCGATGAGCATCAGGCAGCGCGGCGGCAAGACCGTGATCGTGCTGCCGGATGGCTCACGCGGCCAGACGCGAAACGAGGCGACCATCGATAACTCGATGATCAAGGCGATCGCGCGGGGTTTTCGCTGGAATAGGCTGCTGCGCGAAGGGACCTATGCCACGCTCGATGACATCGCGGCGGGCGAGAAGATCTGTCCGTCCTACGTGAGCCGGATTCTGCGGCTCGCGTTCCTGTCGCCTAGGGTGGTGCAGGCGATCCTCGATGGAAGACAACCGGCGCATCTGACGATGAAGGATCTGATGCAGCCGTTTCCGCTGGAGTGGAGGGAGCAGGAGGTGGTGATGCTCGGGAGGGAGCCAGAGCACTGGGGCCTTCGCCCACGATAGACGAACGAGTGACGGTTATCGACCCTCGAGAGACTCCCGCGACCCCAATCTCGTCGCTGCAAAGCTGTCGGTCGATCGCAAACACAGCCACCTGAGGGAGGTCCCATAGTTCAGCGTGCGGCAACGGGCCATCGTGCCGATCGCCGCGCCGCTACTGTTTTGCCTGGTACGCTTGGCGACCAAGTCATCGTCGACGAAGACACGCCCGGGAATGGACCACACTGATCAGTACTACAAACAGTTCGCGGCCGAGTTCTTCGGCTCGACCGTCGGT